ATCATAGTCACGAATACCCGCAAGACCAATATAGGTATGGTTTGCATTGTCAACGCCTTTTGGATTGATTGAATTAACTTTTTTGTTTGAAATATTTAAAGTACGATATTGAGAATTGTCTCTACCTGTATTTGCCCAACCCATCCAATTACCGTAATTTGTTGGATCAAGATTACAATCGTCAGTAGGAATAACTGTATCGTTTGGTACAAAGATAAACGGACATTGCAGTTTATGTCTTGCACAATTCAAAGAACGACCTAATCCTGACTCAGGGCCGTCCCATACATCAACTTCAACAAATGAAATATTCTTATTAGGATAAAAAGCTTTTACAACCTGCCTTGTGTAATCACCTTTGTATCCTAAAAGAATAACAATTTCTTCGGCGTCAGGAAAGTTATCAATGACGTGAGTGATAGCAGGACGATTATTGATTGTCACCAATGCTTTATTCATAAACTTGGTATACGGACCAATTCTTGATCCGATACCTGCCGATGGGATAACTACTTTATACATGCATCAATTCCTTAATCTTCATACTATTATTATAAACTGAATCGTCAGTTTTGTAAATAGTTGATGTGCCGCCAACAAAGAAATTTGCGCCAGCTTCAATTAGACGCGGAATTGTATCCCAACCAACACCACCATCAATTTGAACAGTGATAGGTTTATCAATTCTATTAAGCAATTCAGGAATCTTTTTATAAAGTACTTCGGGTTTTGAAGTTTGTTTTAGTACGCCAGGATGAATACCCATAAAGCAAACAAAGTCAAGGTCAAGGTGATTGATACAGTTGGCAGTTGTTGCAAGCGGTGACATTAAGTTTAATGCAATACCCGCTTGTTTGCCTTGACCGCGGATCTTATCAATAATGCGAGCGGCATTCTTTTCGTTATCGTCAATGTGAAAAGTAAATGTTGTGATTGCATCAATGTCCGCAAATTGGTCAATTGCAAACTCAGCGTCTTCAACCATCAAATGACAATCCTGTTTCATATCAGGAAAACGATCCGAAAGGAAACGACTGATCTCAGGATAAATGCCATAACGAGGAACATAGTGGCCATCCATAATATCCATATGCAAATAACGATGGCCCATATCATAAAGTTCTTGTGTATCACGCTCAATGTTTAGTGGATCCATACAAACAACGGATGCGCAAAAGGTAGGTTCTGTAATCATATCTTACTCCAAAATTGAATGGTTGTGTGTAATCTCATCACGATTCAAATCTAATTGACTTACAACTTCTTCTGCAACATAATCAAGTAAAAGCATTGTGTATTGTTCATAAATTGATTTCATTAGCTGATGTGAATCAATTTTAGGCATTATGACAAGTTGATCTGATAGTTTTGCAATTGTTGACTCAGGATTTGTAGTGATTGTGATTATATATGATCCAGCATCTTTTGCTTGTTGTGCATACAAAATATTCGTAGGTGTTTCACCTGAACTGCTATTAATAATCACAACAGCATTTTCATCAATTCGCGGTAATGTTGTATCGCCAATGAAATAAGCTTCGTAACCAATATGTGACAAACGCATAATATGAGCTCGTAAAGAATAACCCATACGCCCAGCACCAATACCTACGATTTTATAACTTTTATTATATGCTTCTTTAAGTTCGTTAACCATGTATTGGATACCTGTTGTTTCCAACCACATGGAGTCAAGTTCTTTCATAATTTCTTTCATTTGTTATTATACTCCAAAATATCTATAGCAACTTCTAATAAAACTCCACGGCCGCCACCTACTTTTGTAACAACGTCAGCTAAAATCCTTGCACGCTCTGTACCGTCGGCTGGTGCATAACCACGCTCAACAGCTTCAAGAACAGGCGCATCATAAAAGCCATCACCAACAAATGCAGTACCTTCAAAACCGTGTGTGTTATTTATGAATGCTAAACGCTCGGCTTCTGTAACAAGCTGAAGGTCGACACGCATATCATCGCATCTTTTCTTTGTAATTGAAAAACCGCGTTTATCACCAGATATTGCGAATACTTCAATACCTTCGGCTCGCAGCATTTTGATACCATCGGCATCATGTGGACCAAACTTTTTGTATACTTTACCTTCTTCACTGTAGAAGAAACCGCCGTCAGTTATAACACCATCGCAGTCGGTCACCAGACGTTTTATCATAATTTACTCTCCATTCATCATATTCATTTTCAAGCAGTGCCCATTGGCAACGAGTGTATTTATGATTTGCTTTCTTATCCCAAATAAACCAGGCATATGCAATCATGCCACCTATTTGATCTTTTTTCTCAATTGGTTCTATGATATTAGAATCAAATCTTACTCTGTCAGATAAAAATATTATATCACTAGGTGTATGATTTGTAAATAGGCTATTTCGCTTTTTTCCTTCAAAAAAAGTTAAGCGTAAAAACATAGCAACATAATCGTATTCTTGTATCCACTTTTCAGCTAATTTTCGTGGTAAGTCTTTATGATACGGCGGGTTTGTTACTACACCTTCATAATAAGATTGGTGCTGAAGTTCCATAGCATTAATATCAGTTGCAACTGGAGTGATTTGATTATCATAGCTATTTAAATCACATGAAAGTACTTCATGGCCATTTCTTAAAAGCTCTACGGAAATGTTACCACGACCTGCGCACGGTTCAATAACTTTCTTAGGTGGAGGGCAATATTTACAAAGAATGTAAGTTACAAGAGGAGGAGTTGGATAAAAATCGTTTACTTTACGATTAGGATCATTCTTTTTAACTCCTACGTATATATCAGTAAGATTATTCGCCAAGATAAGTCACCGCTACTCCTGCTTCCTTAAACATAGGTTCAGATCTTTCTTTCCAAACTTTTTCCCAATTTCCAGGAACGTTGTGTATTTTAGGAATTACGACTCTTTTAATGCCGGCTTGAATAACACTTTTAGTACAGTCAGGACATATTGGTAATCCAAACACATACAGTGTGCCATCTTTAACTCCGACTCCATTATACAGGGCGTTCATTAATGCATTCATTTCAGCATGTACTATACGAGGATATTTTTCATCTCGATCATTAAGACGTTCTTCAGTATCTTTAATGCCGCGAGGAAACCCATTGTAGCCGGTTGCAAGAATACGGCGTTCATCATTAACGATCACAGCTCCAATTTGACTTGAAGGATCTTTACTCCACGCCGAAATAAGTTCAGCCATTGTCATAAAACGGTTATCCCATTTTAATTGGCGAACATCTTCTTCACGATCTCGTCGCATTATGTAATTATGATAGCTTTCGCGTATTTCATATGGTTCTATTGTAGAATCAGTCATCTTCTTTTCCTAACAATTTTAATTCCATTTGTTCTTTAAAGTCCACAACCTTTTCTTTTTCAATCATATCTATAATAAGATTTGTAATTTCAAGGTCTTTACGTAAAAAGAACATTTTCTGAGTGATTTTTTCAATTTGTTTTTGATAGTAAGCTAATTCTTTTTCTTTACGTAATCGCGTTTCAATAATATCGGAAATAAGAATAAGTTTTCCTGTTTCGTCTGTCATTATTGCACCAGATGGAAATGCCGTTCATATACATGCAAGTTCATAACTTGCCAAATAAGATAACCTTTTTCAATAGGTATAATATGATTTGAAAAAGTATTTACATTATGGATTGCGGCACTTTGATTATACTCTGATACCATTTTGTCCATTAAATATTGAGCCCACGCATAATCGTTTTTATATCCAAACACAACATCATTTGATCTCATTTGTGAAACCATATGAAGGATATTATCACGAATATAAAATGTTTGCGCATTAGTACAAATAAAATCAGATTTACCACCTTCGTTAAATTCAACCCAAATAGATGGCCGATTATAGACCATTTGTGCACGGCGACTATCTGGGTTTTTCCATAATTCTTTAAAAGCATTTTCAAACTGATTATGATATTTATCACTCAAAACAAGATGGCCATAATTAGAATTAATATTGCCGTGTTCATCTGCCGAGTATTTCCATGCTGCAGGAGGATCTTGATTTTTACCGTGAATATCATAAATGTTTGTAGATTGAGATTCATACCAATCAAGTTCAGCTTCAATATAAGCTTGATTTGGTTCACCAAAGATTGCAGGTTCATCGGCAATAAAATTAGCACCAATCATTTCGATTGTTTTCTGGCCTGTCTTGTCAGTTGTAAATGCTTCATCTTTTAGTTCGTCAATAAAGAACTGGCGAATATCTTTTACACTGTCTATACTCATGCTGCGTGCCTTCCATAGTTTGTATATTTTGAAACATCATATTCTTTGAATTTTGAAAACCAATGATCGTTTTCAAATTGAAATACTAATTCAAGTTTTTCTATTGGCCAAAGTGTAGTAAGTCTTTTATCGTGTCTATTTAAGTGAAAGCGCCAAATGTTTCTATGTTGTACTTCAGGTGCTTTCCAAATTTTTATTACTCTATCGTTTCCTCTTACTGGATTTTGAACGAAAAGTAATTGCTCTGCATATATTGCTTTTGGTAACTGATTTCTATATAATTGACCATAATTGTTAGTAACTGGAATTGTAAAAGCGTTTTCTTGAAAAAGAGGAGTTTGGGTTTTGATCTCAGTTTTTACTTCGTCAATCCAACAATCTTTTTCTTCATCATATGGATTTGTAGACATTTTAACTACATGACCCGTTTCGGTATAGACTGTATCAATGATTTCTTCGCCAAGTTGTCCCATAAAATCAATTTTATTACTTCTACTCATCGTTTGGTTCCCTTACAATATTTAAGATGCTGGCATCTTTCCGTTTCTTTATTGTTGTGAAACGATCATCAGTTGACGATATACCTTCTTTGGTTGTCATAACTAATATCATCATTTGAGTTAATGCATGTGAAAGATGAGGAAGGCCTGATTCAGGATCGTCGTCTTCACCCATCATATAAGCCATCAAATGTCGTTGAATAGAAGAATAATGGCGGGACACCGGAAACTTGTGGATGTCTTGTCGCCAATTGTTTTCTCCATACTTTTCAGCACCAAAGCCAAAGACTCGAGCCGCTTCAATTATAGCTTCAGGTGGAACCAAATGAATTTTTGGTTTGCCTTCATCATATTTCATATATTATACCTCATTTAGTCTTTCCATAAACTCTTCTTGATTTTTAGTTATGGCAATTTGTTTTAATATTGGTATTATATCAAGGATTTCATCTGTTGTCAACTTTTTTGAGAGATCCAAAATTTGAGAAACGTTTCCAGCATTTCCTGCAGATGCCGTATGCCATTTGAACTTGTAACCATACTGTTCTTGTGTTTGACGTTGAATTTCTTGTTCTAAAGGATGCGCTTCATCAACCTCTGTATAGATGTAACGAATTTTAACATCAGTCTCACGATCTAAATCATGTTCACGAATATAACGTGCTGCGCCATGAGTACCTGATGGAGCACGAATAGAATATGTACGAGTTAAGATCCCTGCTTTGGACATACCAGTATATCCAATATCTTCATGAACAAAATCCGAACCAATTTTATCAATGTCTTTAGTTAAAGCAACTTGATAAACACCGGCGTCGCCATATTGTTCAATTAATTTACGACGTGTTTCCTCAGCTCCGTCAGAAGGGATTTGTGATACAGAAATCCATGGAGTTACCTTTAAGTTTTCAAAATCTTCGAATGACACAGACATTATGCAACTCCTCTATCTTGCAAGTTGATTTTCTTAGCACCGCGATTGTAGGAACCTGCCTTACCGCGGAATGTTTTGAAGCGAGTCTTAGATTCGGCGATTTGTTTGATTTCACCGCCGTCTTTAAGAAATTTTTTCACAAGATCTTTATAGTCCATTATTTGTAATCCCGGATATACACGTCAAAGTGAGTTGCGTTTTCAATTGGAGTATCATAGTAGCAATAACCGTTAAAACCAACACCGTTAGTTTTACGAGAACCACGAGGACGGATACGAAGTCCCTGAGTGTTTTTTGATCCGTAATAGCTTGTAGGGCCATACAGTTTGCGAGCACGAGTGATATAACCGTTACGACGGACAAGAATTGCCTTAAGATCGGCAATGGCCGGATCGTCAAGAGATTTGACGGTAAAGCGATAATCTTCAGAAGAACGGTTTTTGTAAGTTACATAAGCCATGATGTAGTTTCCTTTTCATTTGATATAATCAATATAACTGATTCTAAACCAAATGTCAATAGTTTATAATCCATTTTTTAAAATGATTACAAAATGAATCTGCGTCTTGATGATATTCAAAGAAAAAAGTGTCTTCATATACGTTTGTATATTTTCTGTGAACCCACTGTTGTTTCATAAGTTGAACTTTACACCAATCTTTTGCTTGACCACGGAGATCGGAATGAATTGCAACAGGGTGATTATGCCCGCTGCTCATCCAACGTTGTTTATATTCAGCAATTTCCACTGGTGTCATTGTTCCTCCACATAACAGCTTATATCCGCTTCGAGTTCATCATTTCCATAACTAAGAGAATGGTATTCAATAGATTCCCAAGGTATTTGACCTTTATGTATCGCCTCACCTGGAGTCCATATAGTAGGAAAATATAACTGAACCTCGTATCCGTAATCAAAGTCATCATCTTTGTTATAATAAGTGACATATCTACAAGCTTCGCCACCAATATAATCCACTTGACTTATTTCGACTCCAAGGCTCATTTAGCTCAACATCCTCATACAAGTAAGAATAGAGTTTTCTTCAAGACAATCAGACCAAATGAAATATAGATACCATCCAAATAAGACAATTATAATCAAGGCTATCACAAGATATGTTATAATTTCAAACCAAGATTTTTCCATTTTATTTTTCCTCTACTGTGTATGGACCATCTTTATTATCGTCTAAAGATGTGTTTTTCATTGCCTCGGCGTCTTTTTTGCGAGAACATACTGCTACTGTTTCTCCACGGGAATTTTTTACAATCCACATTAATACCTACCTCTCTTTTTTATTTTTTACCCCATCCAGCCATAGGACTTGTATTCAGCTACTTTTGCAATGTCTTTAACAAGTTTCTTACCAAAGTCGGTGAACAAGATACCTTGTTCCCATACGAAATGTTCAACATCTTGCATGTGATAGAAAGTCTCACAACCTGTGATCCAGCGAAGAGCATCCCAGTAGTCTCTTGCGCCCCAAACTTGAGCTTGCTCAATACGCTCTTTGAACTCAGCAACAGCTTTTTCTTCAGCAATTTTTTCATGCTTCATGTTTTCTTCAAGCTCTTCGCCAAGAGCATCCCAGACATTCTGTTTCTGCTCGTCGCCGAGAGCATCCCACATCTGCCACCAGCTTTGGCTAGGACGGAAACCACGAGCGTCTTTGTGGAGATCGGAGATCATATCGTCAGAGTAAGTATACATAGTTTAGTTCCTTTTCATTTGATATAACTAATATATCTGATTCGCAAGTGAATGTCAATAGAAAAAAGAGAGACCAAAGCCTCTCTTTATACATTGTTATGAATGTGAAAGTTTATTCAACGATCTCCATTCCTGTAATATTATCCGTATCCCATATACCATACTTGGTATGCCAAAACCACCAAGACTGATCATGACCCATAGGACAATCATAATATTCTGAGATTTCAGCTGCAATGCTAAGTTCAGTATCAGACATAACCTCCTCAGCATTGATACGACTAATCTCATCTTGAATAATATCCATTTCCATTACTATAGACATTATGTTATTAACCCCAATCCTTTCTATCTTCTTCATTATCATAACCATAACGATAAGCCTCAACTTCACCTTCAGTCATATCAGCTTTCTCTATTCTTTCTGATGTAATAGAAGCCCCAACATAGTAATGAGGATCATATGGACGACCATAATAACGATCTGCTGATCCGCGATCTTGAGGCGAACCGTGACGAGGAATTTCATCAGTTATAATCATCCCATCCGCATAATTATTAGCTATTCTTCGCATTTCAAGCTATAAGCTCCATACCATTCTATTCATCTCCCGCATAAGCTCCATACCATTATGTTCTTGTTCAATAATACGAGACTCGAGAATTGTAGACTCGGCATATTTAAGCATCTCTTTCATTTCACGAATTTTATCAAGAACATCAACTTTATTTTGACCACCAGAAGTCGTAGACATTGACCAAGTATCGTACTCACGACGGAGTGAGATAGGGCCAGTGCCCCACCAACCACTTGACTCAAAGTAAATAGTTTCACCGACATTTTCACCAGTGCGACGATTCTCTTGTTGCTCGTGTATTACTTTAATAGTCATGATATTTTCCTTTTCATTTGATATAACTAGTATATCTGATTCGCGAGTTAATGTCAATAGTTTATTGCATTAATACTCTAACAACTTCACCAGCTGGGTTCAACATTGTATGAACAACCCGAGTCGTGTGCCTCTGAGTAGTCCTACATGTCCACCAAGCTTCTGCTTCTGCTTGAGTCTCAACCAAAACAGCGCTTTGTGCCAATTCCCTAGTAACAGGACATAAGGTGGTCAAAGTTGTTCTCAATTCCCAAGTCATGATTTTTCCTATGCTAAACAAAACTCTTCTTCAAATTCATCAGCTAAACGCTCAAAGCATTCGTCGATGTATTGTGAGTTGTACCAAATTCTAAGTCCCATATACATGTCGGACTCAACGAAATTCCAAAAATCAGTTGAACCAACACCAGGACGTGTGTTGAACTCGCAATTAACCGCAAGATCAAAACATTCAATTACGTCTGCTTTGATTGCTGAACCGTCTTTAAGATGAACAATTCTTGACATTTGGTTTTTTCCTTTTTGTTTTCATTTGATATAATTAATATAACTGATTCCAAACCAAATGTCAATAGCAAAATGAAAATGTTTTATTTCTTTTTTTCATTTATTATTTCAGCTTCTCTTGCTTTCCAGGCTTGTTCAAACCCAATTTCATGAATATAATTTTCGTGATTACCCCATAGTCTTTTAAAATAAGAATGATAGATGGCTTCTATGTCTTTGTCAGACCAAGATTTATCAATAAGTTTACCTCTTATAATCCAATTAAAACGATTAGCTTCTTTACGAATAAATGGAGAACACATGAAAAGGCTCCTTATTTTAGATAACGTATTATTTATCTAATGCTTTATCTAAATAACCGTGGTTACCTTCGTGTGTTGGAGATACCCATCCTTCAGGTTTAATAAGATCAGGTAATCCAAACGGATTAGGCCTATCTGATTTAACACCGGGTTCTTTTTGCATATTTGCCATCCATACACGATTCCATGCTTCCCACGCGTCAACACCAAATACATCAAGAGTACCAATAGCAAAAACACAAAGATCAATTAGACCATCAACAATTTCTTCAGGGTCTTTATTATCTAGTGCATCATATGTTTCGTCAAGTTCTTCTTTACACATATCAAGGCGAAACTTAATGTATTTTGCCATTAATTCTTTATTATCTCTATTTTTTTCAAACCATTCGTCTACACCAAATTTATGGTGCATATTATTAATGTCGGCAACCCAATTCTCACTCATTCACTTCTCCTTTTAAGTGTGTAATCATATCTTTAATACGCAATTTTTCTTTTTTTGCTTTTGTTACAACTTCGTCTGGTGCTTTTTCGGCTTCCAAGGCTTCAACGAGTTTATGCTGATGTGCATGTGCATCTTCAAGAAACTCCAATCTACGTTGAATGTTTGCCATATATCGTTCTCCTATATAAAGAAATCCTCAAGTGTATTAACTTTAACTGCGTTCCATCCGATAGCTTCAAGAATTGATTCTATTGGACTAAGAAACACCTTCTCAAATTGTTTATCATAGTCAATGTAGTTTGTCAATCCAAATTCAGCAGGCAAAACCCCTGGGAACGAAATAATGTTTTCACGAATAGGATTTGGCATTTTTAAATAAACAAACTTAATCTTACCACCACCTTCAATTGACTCATACCTTTTATTTAGCTCAAGTTCTTTAAGGCGATTATTATATAAGATACAACCACGAACATGCATTGGACAACCTTTCTTATAAGTATCTCCTATTTTATACTTATCAATGTTGTCTGTTCCTGAGTTACGCCCAATATCTTCAGGTGGTAGTCGGTGAAACTCTTGTCGGAAATCTTCAATAAATTTTTGTATTGCTTCTTCACCATCATTCATAATAACTTCAAACGATTTTTTAAGTCTCTCACGACATACTTCTGGTGTTGACGAACGAACGGACTCAAGACCTGTAACTGATATTTTTGGAATTTCATAGTGTACACCTTCAGAATTTAGCGTATTCATAATATAACGTTTCTTAGCAATGAATACAGATTTGTCTGTAATTTTTTCGCGTTTCATACTCATTGCTTGGCGATATGCGCCCATCTTTTTCGCTAACTCTTGATAGCCTTCATCAATGATAGGTTCAATTTTTATTTGGCAAACTTTGTCAAGAAACTCTTCTCCTTTTTTGCGATCAATATCTACAGTACCAAAAGTTGCTTTAATGATAGGAGCCATATCCACATAGATGGAGTCAGTATCAATATATACGATATAATCTTCATCTGTTTTAAGTATTTTATTCATATAATTATTAACAGATTTTTGAGCATATCGAATAGAAAGCTGACCTGATGTTGTAATTGCCTCAGCCATATCGTTAATATAATAAAGGAAATATATATTAGCCATAGCGCCATAAAGGCTGTTCATACTAATCTTGATAGCCATTTGAGCATTGTGCAATTGATTTGCTTCACGTTTTAGTTTTTCTTTTTCAATAGGATCTGTTGCATTTTCAAGTCGTTGCTCAACGGTTAACATATTCTTTTTAATGATTTTACGATTACCATAATACTCGTCAATAATTTCAGGAATGATGCCACGAAACTCATTCGTAAAGCATGCACCGTTTGCGGCTACGGACATATTTGGTTTTTCACTTTGATATTTACCACTTAAAACCATATCTTGTGATACATAATCACGT